CTGCGCATAGGTTTCTTTTGTATAAACTCCGCTAGGTTCTACTTCCCTTAAATACGTACTGTACTTTAAGTTTAAGTACGTAGCCACATCCATTGTGAGATATAAGTAGCTATCTGATCCTGCGTAAATGGTTTGGGCTGCATACTGTCCGTCCACTCGTCCTGTCTTTGCATAGAAGTCAGAAGACACGCTATCGGTGTTAGTTAGTACATCCTCTATCTTTGAATCCTCTGACAACATAAGGTCTTGTGTTGAGAACGTAACAAGGTTATAGTTTGCATTTGTAGCAGAGAGAGACCCAGCTAGTCGATCCAACGAGTTAAGTTTACTTTCGTTTAGAGTGAACAGACCGCTTGCGTTCTCATCTCTTGCTATATCTGTCAAGCTCATGTGCCCTCGTACCTCTGCGTTCATACCATTTAGGACGGTTAGCTTCGTCTCAGGGTCTAGAATTACACTGCTGTCTAGTGGTAAGCTTACAACACCTGCGTCTGGGTTATGTGAGCTCGGTCGGTAGGTGATGCGGAAGGTAACCCCCGCAGGCTTAAACTCATTAATCACATCGATAATACCGATAGGGAACGGACGAGAAATCTTAATATCGATTACAGCTACCGTATAATACTCCCCTAGGAAATGGTCTTCACCGTTTAGCTTTGATTTGTTCAGCGTGAAGACATTCTTGTACGGTTCGTAAATATCGATGTAGCTATCGTAGTCATTTAAAAAGTCTTGAATGGCTGCTTTGATTGCCGGGATGGTACCTCTCTTTAGTAGTACGTAAGAGATAATTCGATTCCGGTATGTATCATCCTCTTCCTCTTCTCTCCGTAGTACACCAAACAACTTACCGTACTGATCTAGCCACTCGCCTTCCGAGGTGTTTAACGATAATAGAAGTTTACTTTGGATGGTTTCTTTTTCAGTATCTTTTAATTCTCTATCAATCGAAGCAAGGATGGCTGCGTTAGCTTTACGTTTGTCTTCTATCCCACGCTTCCAGGCAGGGAGTAGGTGTCGTAAAAATGACATGTGATCGCCTCCTCTCTACTGTAGTGTCACTTTTACAGTCCCTGCTCGGATAATTTCAGAACCTAATAAGAGTGAGTTCCCTTTCGGATCGTTAAAGCTTACGTCGTAGATAAGTTGTCTGTCTAAGTAGCGTATGGTACTAACTAAGTCTGATAAGATAAGGTTTTGTGATGTCTGCATACTATTCAGGTAGCGAGAAATCTCTAACTCGATTCGACTCTTGAATGCGGTTGTAATAGCATTCTTATTCGCTAGCGTAACAATCACATCTACATCCACCGCTTTACGGGTTACGGGAAGTACCCGTGCAGGAATACCTGCTGCCCTGTAGTCTTCGAGAACCGTCTCGATTTTCGTTTTCACGCTATCAGGTAAGTTACCATTCCGATCATGGGCATACACGTTCACACGCCCTGTCTCTTCCTCTACGTATACTCCTGCAACTTCTTCTACCGTTCTTGTCCCATATTCGATAGCTGGCTTAGTTGCTTTACTTAAGGATTTGATAAAGGCGCTAAATCGAGAACGTTGCTCCTCTAACGGTTCTAGGTCTTGGCCTGTTTGAAAAGCAGAAGGGTTATTTACTTTGCTTACATTCGCAATCGGGGACTGCATCATGTCTAACGTATTGGCTGGAATGTTACCTGTCGAACCTGGGGATAAACAATATACCTCGAAATCAGCTACCAAGGATCCTTTCGGGATACGATAGTCTACCAGCGTCTCATAAATCTGCGGGTACGCTGTTGCACTAGACAGGAAACGAGAACCCCTGGATAAAATGATGTCGCTTTGTAATGCATTATGGAAGGAGACCTGAACAATTCCATATGCTCGTGCAGCTTTCTTTCGTGTGAACCCAAACGAGCTGTACACACCCTGTTCAATTGCTTCTACCATGTTTTCTCGGCTTAACACATAGTACTGTTCCAGTTCCATCGCAATCGCTTCATAGATGGCTCGCATAGCACTACCTACCGAGAAGTCATTAATTTCGTCTGTGTTTGTAATGGTGTAATCTACTAGTCGAGAATAAATCTCAGACATACGTTTAAATTTCAATGTACCTCACCTACCTTCTATCATCTGTAATCTCTGTAGTTATCTGTTAATACAATCGGGCCGTTGTTCCTTGCTGAAATCGAAAACTCAAATGCCTCTTCTAACGTAATGGACGTAACACTAAATGTAGCTTCATACCCGTTCCCTTTAATAGTTCGGGCCACTAGTTCACACTTTGTAACCCTTGCGTCTGTTCGAAGGGTACGCTCGATTTCTAAATCCACAAGTGCTGCGTTCTCTTCTGTATTCTTCATCCCTAAATATTTATGTAGATCAGAACCGTAAGAAGGATGGCCCACATAACTACCTTTAGGTGTGATAAGCCGAATATAGAGAGACTGTTTTAAGTTCTCAATCCCTCGTATGGTAGCTAGCCCTCCTCGGTTATTCGCTTTCAGTTCGAATATCTCCGAATCTCTACTAGGTTCTGCCATTGTTCTAGGTTGTGGTAGGATGTTTAAATCTTTCCCTAGTGCGAGTGCGATTAGCTCCTCTTGGTCATACTCCGTTGTTCTCTTTAATTGTTGAATCAGGTTAGCCTGTACGTTATCCTCGTCTACCTTTACAAGCAAGATATCACCGATCGTAAGTAGATGATCCGGATTCTCCATTTTCTCCTCTACCGTATCTACCAGATAAGGGTACTGCAGGCTGTTAAACCGAGCGATGTCCTGCCACTGGCTCATATCACCGAGTCGTTGTTGGGCGATTCCCTGTAGTGTATCTCCTTCTTTAATAATGTGTTGTGCAAATTGTGTCACCTAGTTCACCCCTCTTTCAGACATAATAACTTCGATTTGATTCTGTAAATAACCTAGAGAGATGTTCATATCCCGCATAGTCTGGATAAAATGATGATAGTCTGACTGAGTGCCGAAGAAATCTGCTAAGTAATTTAGGTTTTCTCTTGTACGTAAGATATCTTTTTTCGATACGTATTGTAGTTGTACAGGATCGTTATCTATCATGTATAATAGAGAAAATGACTCTAGAGCTACTACACGTAGAAGCGTGTACATACTAGGAAAAGCCGAAGCTAGGTTGCTGTTAAATGCTTTATATACCAGTGTTGTTTCGTCTAATGTTTCCTGTGCTACCTCTATTTTACCATTGTTTAAGAGGTTCTGTGTAAGCCTAGCTACCGTTGATAATGAGTAGGTAGGTGTGTATAGAATAGATACAAATGGATCGTCTTCTACTTGGTTAAGTGGAACAGTCCCATCGATAAGTACAGGTACATTAGAGATAAGCCGAATTAAGTCTGTAGCATATTTCATTTACCTGCCACCTCCGTTGTTACGCAGATAGTACCCTAGAGCGTACCCTAACCCTGTTTGCCCTAGTGAGTGCGCATTAGAGGAAGGTACTTGCGGGTTAACTGCTGTTCCGCTAGTGTTAGGCACATAGTTACTGCCCTGGTCTTTATTGTAAATACTGTCATTTCCTGAAGATGGGTCGTAAGGAGTGTCATCACTAGTATTACCACTGCCGTCTTGCACACCTGACCCTACTCCGTTATTCCCTACGACGGCTGAACCGTTCGGTAATGTAGGGAATCGGTTCCCTATCTCGGGGCTTGCCATATCGTCAGGATCCATCTCACCAGCTTTGCGTAGGATGATAAACTTAATATCGTAACGATAGGTTAAAGGGGAGTTCGCATCCTGTGTATAGTTAACCCCCTCTGGCGATAAGTGGACAACGTAATGCTCCATGTTGGTAAAATCGTGGAAATAGAAATCCGCAGAGGATTTATTCCCGTTACCTCCCATAGAGGCATATTTAGCTAGGAAGTTCTTCATTTCCCTAATTTTAGCAATCCCTCGGTCACTAGCAACCCCTGTCGGATTAAATCCAGTTGTCCCACTGATCGTTACAGTTGGGATATCTTCTTGGAAGTCTTCTATAATAATACGGCTTTTTGTTTTAACCGCGGTTGTTCTATGTGGATTAGCATATACCATGTTATCTGGGTTTACGGCGAAGCGGAAGAATGTGTCCCCTAATTGGAAAGCAATCTTCCTTAATACGCCCTTACCATCTGCAATACCCATGCCATGCACCGCCTTTCTCTAATAATATAAGAAAAGAGAGGAAGATCCTCTCTATTTCACTTGGACTAGGCTATATTTTTCAAATAACTCTTGAGGAGTTATATCTCCCAGATGGTTGGTGTCTGCTCTAGAGATATCCGACTGATATAACGCTCGATCAATAATCTCTGAGCAGATATATTTATTCGCTGTATTTAGTGAAAACCCATCTTTATGAAAAGTAAGTCGAATGAATAGTCCGATAACCTGGCTGTAGTCGTAGCCTACATTTAGCATAGTTAATGCATTACTCACCACGCCGTACTGTTGCTCCTCAGTTATATTTTCGATACGATATACCTTATGTATGTCTTCCACGTACCCTAAGTTAGAGATACGGGATTTGATAAAGCGATTGGCCTCGATAATATTGTAGGAGTCAATTGCTAAAGCCACATGGCTATATTTAGATTTAGTTAACTTACTGATAAACCACCCTATAAACCCTACCGGCTTATAGAAAATAATATCACCCGGTTGTATCCGCACTCGGTTCCTCTCCCTCCACAGGTGTTTCTTCTGTAGATTCTTCTGGTGTAGGTTCACTCTCTTTTAGCAATGCTAAGCATTCTTGATAATTACCTAAGTTGTTGATCTCGTCTACATCTGTTAGGGTATAAATCATACTAGAGATAGCCCATAAGTTATCTTTATGCTCTCTGAAATAGTTGTTACCTGCTTTACAGATTGCGAAGAACTCATCCCGTGTAAATAGCTTAGGCCCGTTATTTTTTGTAAGCCATTTTACCGTAGCGTTATCTTCAGGGAATGCAACGCACATTAGCAGCTGTAGACCGAATAGATTCTGGTCTGTTAGAGTAAAGTAGAAATCATCTCCATTATAGGAGAAACCTAAGCTAATGTACTCGTCGCACTGAACACGGATGCTATTCGATTTCCCTTTTCGGGCTCCGGCTAATGCCTCTTCTGGTGCACCTTCTACCCATGCTGAGGTTTCGAAATCCCATTTAGGTTCATAGAAAGGGTCTTCGGGTGGTTGAACAAGTAAGGGGTTATCTAACTCTGGGTTAGGGTTACCCTTCTCGTCGTATAAAGGTACTTCTAGGTAACGAACGACAATATGGCCATCTTCGTCGATTTGTGTTCGTAAGGTCGTTTCCATTTTATCCCTCCTTATACTACCGTCCAGTAGATACCATTTAGATTCACCCAATCGTTAGAGGCGTTTAGGGTTTTGTTATTGTATATCATCCCTGATCCGTCTGTTAAAACATCAATACGAATAACATCCATCGAGTTGTTGAAAACATAGAATACTTGGTTTTGTAAAGGGCGACAAGAAGCGTCGGTTATCGTAAAACATTTTACTGATCCGGTACCTGTCCCTGTACCAAAAGTGCCATAACGCATCATCCCGCGCATGTACACTACACCATCTACTGTGCGGAAATAAGCACCCCCGAAGTAGGCCGACCAACCATTTGCAAAATTCGGCTCTTTAGGTGTTACAGGCATATTCATTCTCCCGCCCAAAGTCGCATTCCCGGAGTTGTCTAACTTGAGTAAGGAGATGTCTCCTGTCCCTTGAATATCTAGCCCTTTCGTTGTTCCACCTACACGAATACGCGGTTGGTTGTTTAGAAAGCCTAGGAATATCTCTTGGGTTGTATCAGTGGGGTTACCTACATGTACCTCTCCCTGAGTGTACAATGCTTTATCGGTTAATGGGAACATCCCAATACCTACACTGTTCTTAACCGGGTCAATAAACAAGATAGGTCTCCCTGATGTAACGGTTTTTGATACAGTGGCAGTTGATAGCTTATCCGTTACCCTAATCTCGAAGACATACGTTTTCGTGCTGTCTAATACTTCTGTTACAGGTGTAGCTGTATACGCAGCCCCTGAAGGAGTAAACGTAAAGTCCTTCCATACCGTGAAGGCAGCGCCTGTCGCGTTTTCCTTATATCTGTATTGGAGTGCGGATGAAGCTCCACTTAGTGCTTGAAGGTTGTTTTTCTGAACTCCTCCAATAGTAATTGGGGAGATAAGCCCAGCCAGTGTCAAGTCAACGGAGCTTTCGAAATTGTTTCTACGTTTTACTGTATAGTTGACTACAGGGTTAGTATAGGGAACTACAGTAATCGTAAGAGGTACTGTAGTTGATAGACCACGAGTATCGGTAGCGGATACTGTAGCGACTACATTGGTTGCCGACCCAATAACTCCGTAGTCAATAGTTAAATCACCTGCAGCACTATTAATCGTTTTAGTCGCCCCATTCACAGTTACCGAGTAAGTTTTGATAGAAGCTCCGTTTTTAGGTGTTGCTTTCGCCCCATTAGGGATTTTTACTCTTAGTGATGACTTATTCTGTATAATGTATGTTGGGGTTCCTGTTACCGCTGCTGTGACCGCATTTACATCCTCGTAAGTAATACCAGTTCCAGGGAATGTAGGTAAACTCGATGTTGACCGAATGTAAAAATAGAGGGCAGTATCTCGGTATGTCCCCACTTGAACACCGTTATAGTAGGTGTACGTCCTAATCCTACCAGTACCTCCTAAACTGTCAGGCCCAATTGCGGTGTAAAGACTACTTTTCTCGGTGTCTGAGGGAGCCCAGTTAGTTGATGTGCTTACGCCAGTTATAGTTTTCTTAAAGGAACCTAGCGTAATCTCTAAAGTATGGCCGAACTCCCCGTCGTATCTCGTAACATCTAGTGCAATAGATTGATCGATATAAACCTTATTATCTGCACCGGCTTGCCCATTAGCAGCTATACTGTAAGAGGAGGCCGGAGTTGTTACTTTCCCTATGTAGGTATTGTACCCTAGGTTATCCGAACCATTAAAAGTGTTGAGGTTGATCCGGAACGTAGCGGAACTTCTCCCATTTAACGCTGTAAATATTCGGGTTTTAGCTGTTATGTCGAATGCAGAGCTCTTGGATGTCTCAGAGGTTGAGAAATCTACAACTTTAATATACGTCCACGATCCATCTGCTTCCTGTACGTCGATATACGCTTTATGTGAGAAAGAAGATGACGCTCTGGAAATAGTTAAGGTAAAATCACTACCTGCCGTAAAACTAACGCTAGATGTTAACGAAGATTTACGTGGAATTGGGTCTAGTGTAAATGTCTTAGCTGTTAAATTGATACGGCTGTATTTCGTTCCACTTAAGGTTACATCCGCATCGAAGTAC